ACATTCGCTGGTCAGTCTGCTTATCTAACGCCTACTGGCGGTAGAAACTGGGAGTACATTGGTGGCGGTGTTGCTGTAGCACCTCTATCCTCCAATGTTAACTACTTTATTGCTCCAGCCGCTGATATTCTTCTTGAACTACCACAACTACCAACACACGGAGATGTAATCCGTATCCTTGATGTTGGTGGACAGTTGACCTACAACGTTTCTCTAAGGATTAGAGCAGTTGATGGAACAAGAGTTCAAGGTGGTGCTGATAACTCTGGTCCTATTGCTGGTACTACCTTTGATGGTGGCGAACTATTAGTTCAAACACCTAACGTTGGTCTTGGACTTGTTTATCTAGGATCTGTTGATTACAGAGGAGTAGCTACCGGAGCAAGCATCGACACTGGTTGGTGGTTAATGGAAATCTAATATGCCAAGTTACAACTCTGTTAGAACTGCTGAAGCCCAACCCATCGGATCCGCCGTCCCTTGGGTTGGAGCACTAACATCTATTCCTCCTGGGTGGCTGATATGCAATGGTCAAGAGTTGGATGCTGCCGACTATCCTTTGCTTAGAAGAGTGTTGAAAAACACTTATGGTGGTAACTCTTCGGGTGATTTTCCTAACTATTCCGGTACGTTTAACCTTCCTAATATCAGTCAGAAAGCATTGGCAGATATTTCGGTAGAATGGTTTGCTTACAACGACGGTGATATTATTCCTGGTAATGATCAACCAACTTATAATATTGATAATGCTCAGTCGCTAGCTGTTATACAACCGTACATTGGTCCAGAGGGAGATGTTGGTACACCCGGAACAGTCTTTGCTTTAACTGACTTAAACTTTAGCTATACTCCGGATCCAGATGGAACTTTAGAAAGAGCAACATTAGTATCTGGTATTGCAGCAGTAACAGGATCTACCTTGTTCTTTGGTAATGTTCCTGTTCAACCAGATCCTGCTCAGATTCCTCCATCTACAGGCACAGGAGCCAGTTTTAACATTATCAAAAATGAAGATACTACGTATCAGATTGCTAGACGAGAAAAGGGACAGGATTATGAAGAGGGAGATTTACTTATTATACCTGGAAATTTAGTTGGTGGTACATCTCCTGCTAATGACATTTTTATTCAGGTAGATACAATCGGAAATCCTTTTTACACAGGTACTATTGCTGCCTCTAACGGAGATCCTCTAACCTTTGTTCCTGGATTTGGTATTGATACGGTTAATGTTGTTCCTAGAAAACTAGGTAGAAGACATATGCCACCCCATACTCATTTGGGGCAATACGACACTCTAAACACAGTTGATAATGGAACTGTTCCTGGAAGAGGTGTTGGTGTATGGAGTAATCCCCAGATTGATATTACAGAGTATTGGTTTGGTAGAGTTATTGCTGACGTTGGTGCTTGTCCTTTCATTGGATTTACATATACAACAGAAGAAGCAGACGTTGGTGTTGAATGGGGAGATTCTCGTGACACGGGCACTGTTACAGAAGTCACTAATCCTTTTACTTCTGGTGTAGGAAGATATGCTTTGGGATCAGTATCTGGAACACCACCAGCTAAGACTCATACAGTATTTCAAACCGGTCAAGCAGGACATGGTATTGCTAAACCATGGTTTGATAGTATTTCATTTAAGTTAAGAGATGCCACTGGTGCTGTATCTACAGATAGAGGTGTTGATCCCGGTGTAACAATACCAGGAACTTTGGATGATTTGAAAAAAACTGGTAGATTTAGTATTGACAGTAGGATTCCTTATAGCGATAATGGAGCTATTGTTAACAGTATCAACTATGACTTGGGTATAGCTCCGGATAGTGATGATACGGTTTTTCGTACTGAAGTTATGTTTAATAATGCTGCTGACAGTTTTACTAGACTTACACCAGAAATCACAACTGCTATTGATGTTATTATTGCACACGATCACCAGGGCGAGATTAATATTACTTACAACAATGGTAGTTTAAATATTCCTGGTAATATTTCTTCTCAAGTAGCAGCAAATATTAATCCAGATAGTGTACCAAACGCTTTCCAGATCACATTTACATGTAACTCAGCAAACCTTACTTGTCTAACCTTAATAAGAGCTTACTAAAATGACTAAGTATTACACTCAAGAAAAAGCAAAGTTTGGGGGAACCACAGGAACTATTATTCCGTTTACAGTTCAGTTATCTCTTATTAACTTTCCTAATATTGCCGAGTTTAAAACTTTGGTGCCTGCTGGTTACTTAAGGTGTGATGGATCTATTGTTAGAGCAGAACTTTACCCAGGATTGGCTGCTACCATTGGAGTAGGATCAAACTGTCCATTTGCTAAAGACCCAGATTCACTCACTGATGAGTTTTTTCAACTCCCTGATTTAGGATCAAAATATCTTTCTGGTTCTCTCAGTAGTGGAGAATATTTTAATGATACTATTCTGCAAAATGATAGCGGAACACAAAGAGTAGGGGCAGAAACAGTCGTTGATACTCTTGTTGGAGATAACATTCAAATCAGTTGGACCGGAGCATTTGAAATTCAACAGCAACAGATTCCGTTTAGTGGAAATCCTATCTTTCAATCGTTAGATAACGATGGAAATACTAGAGATGATTTCCTAGCAGAAGATAACTTCCAAGCACACGGTCATAATTCTGACGTTGGTGTATTCACATACTTAGGTAACTGGCAAGATAGTGCATGGTTCAATACATTTGAAAGAGGAGATAACCTAGGAACTACAGAAGGATCAAATGAGTTGATTCAGATTGAAGCACCACCTAATAATCAAGCTGCCCCTTCTCATAATCACAGGGTTCTTCTCCCTGGTGCTTCAGAACTTAGAGACAAATGTGATTTTAGTTTTATTTTGAATACACAACAGGTTGATCCTGTTGGATTAGTAACTGATGTTACATTGACTACAGAAAACGTACAAAAGCTAGATAAAGCAATCTCTCCATACATTTTTATGGAGTATATTATTAAGATCTAAAATGCCATCAGTTTCGTTTTCTAATCCCGGTTACTATACAGTAAACCTTCCTGTTAACGCTTATGACATCTTCATACAAGTACGTGGTGCTAGAGGTGGTAATGGTGGCAGAGACGCTGGTGCAGTTGGCGGCGTAGGTGGATTAACTACACTACAAGATTTTACTCTAACTCAAAATTTTATTGCTAGGCAAATAATATGTTGGGTTGGTGCCCGTGGTGGTAATGGTGCAGACAATCTAGGTAACGCTCCTGGTGGATTCGGCGGTGCTGGACTTGTTAGTGGTGGTCGTGGTGGTAATGCTGGCGATCCTCCCTTTTCTGGTGGTGGAGGTGGAGGAGGCGGTGCCTCAGGAATTATTATTAATGGCGTTAATGCTATTTGTATGGGTGGATCTGGGGGAGGCGGCGGAGCTTCTGACAATAGGAATGGTGGCGGCTCTGGTCTGGCTGGTCTCGCTGCTACTGCTGTTACTAGTGTAACACCGACTAACGGTGGTGGTGGTGGAGACCCAGGTGGCACCGATGGTGGCGGCGGCGGCGGCGGAGGCGGCGGAGATAATGGTGGAGGTGGCGGCGGTTCTGGACAGGATAACAACCGAGGAGGCGGCGGTGGCGGCGCTGGAGGATCTACTTATATTGGTAGTTTAGTTGCTGAGTTTGGAGCTACTGTACCATTTCAAACTGCTGGGAATGGTTTTGTTTCGCTCACTTGGGACCTTGCTCCTGTTATTGACTCTTTTACTGCTTCACCTAATCCACAAACTAGTTCATCTGGAACTCCACGTTATGACACTATTTTAAGTTGGAGTGCTTTTGATTATGAAGTCCTTACATTAACTAGTAGTATTGGTGAGAGTTGGGATGTTACTGGACTTTTTTCTTTTGATATAACTAATCTACCACAATCTGTTTTTGATTCAAATTCTCCAGCTTCAAGATCATACACTCTTACAGCAACAAAAGTAGGAGCTCCAACAGCAACTGCTAGCACTACGGCTAGTGCTTTTAACGATAACACTCCCACTTCTGT